CTTGCGCAGCTCCTTGCAGAACGAGGTGAGAAACTCGGCTTGCTCCACGTCACCTTCGTTCGCCAGCATGGCCCCGACCTCGCCCCAGTTGATGTCCTTGGTGCCGTACTTCATGTTGCCCCCCCCCCTCTATGCATAATGGGAAAAGGGGGAGGCGGCCCGAAGACCGCCCCCCCCGGTAGTGTACAGCCTAGAAGAAGCTCGGCTCTTCCCCGGACTCCGCGCCGCCCTCGTCCGTGGCCGGAGCTGCGGCGAAGTCGTCGGCCGGCTTGGAGGCCCCGGCGCCGAACGGTTCGCCGTCGCGCACCTTCAGGACATTCTGAAGGCTGAAGGTCACGCCCTTCTTCTCGTCCCGGTCGAAGGCGTAGGGCACGATGGACATGATCGCGTAGCAGCCCGCGTAGAAGTCCTCCTCGAGCAGAGGCTCGAAGGTGCCGTTGCGCAGCTTACGGACCACCTGGGGGCGGCGCTTGGCGTCGTTCGAGGCGCGGATGAACCACATGCCCGCGTAGCCGTCGTAGTCCTCCTCGTCGCCGTCACGGAAGGGGTTGTGGAGCTTCTTCGGGATGTTCGCGCCCCACTTCTCCTTGGCGAGTTCGCCGCAGAGCTTCTTGGTCTCCGCGATCCACTTCTCGACCTCGGGGTCGCCCTTGGGCAGCAGGAGGGTCAGGCTGTACTTCGGATCCTGGTTGCCAAAAGCCTTGGGGGTGAACACGCTCGGGAAGCTGGCGCGTCCGATGGGGGTAACGATCTTGGTGTTCTGAACGCTCATGGTCTTCTCCTTGGTCTGTCTGAGGTTATTCGAGAAAGCTCAGGTCCGGTGCCGGATCCTGGAACTCGACTTCCATGGGGGTGACGGCCTTGCGCCGGTCGGAGACGGGGGCGATGGTCAGCCCGTTGTCCGGGATGATCCACAGGCCGTCCAGGGCCTTCTTGGGGTCCACACCCTTCGCCTTGCACAGGTCTTCCATGCCCTTCGGGCTCTTCAGCTTCTGGTCGTAAATCTCCTCCCCGAACTTGGGCTTGAGGATCTGGGCCACGCGGTCCTCGTCGGGGAACTTGCGGTTGGCCTTCTTCTGGACCAGCTTCCAGCCTTCGACCTTGATGCCACCCTGCATTCGCTCCAGGGCGTACTCCTCGACGGAGGCGGCCCAGCCCCGGATCAGCTGGGAGGCGTTGAGTACCTTCGCCAGATCGGTGTCGGCCAGGATCCGCGGGTCGGGCACCTTCACATTCTCGAAGTCCGTGCCGGCCACGGCCAGGGCCTTGTTCACGACCTCGGGGCAGATCGCATCGGCTTCGCACCACCGGCACCACGCGCCGGACTTCAGGGGCGCATTCTCGGACAGCGCCCGCTTGGCAGCCGGGACCAACACGTCTCGATGCCAAGAGCGTAGGCGGTCGGCTTGAATCACCCAACGGCGAATGGCGACGGGGTTGTTTCTGTCTCTGGGCTGGATGATGACAAGCTCGATCTCCTCCATTTCAGGATCTAGCCCAAGCACCCCAACACCATAGCAGAGCAGTTGGTCATTCTCCTCGGCGTCCACCGAAACCCCGGCGCCGTACTTGAAGTCCGCGACGAGCGCCCGCTTTCTGGGCTCGTAGATGGTGGCATCTGCCGTCCCGAAACACTGATCCCCAACCTGAACTCTGGTCTCGATCAGCAGCTGCGCCTTGCGCGCCCGGGTCTCCTCGATGACGAAGTCAACGTAGGTGGCGATGTGCCGGAGCATGTCGGCCGTGATCTCCCAACAGGGCGTCTTGGTCTTCCCCGGGACCACGAGGTAGCCGTGCGAGTCCTTGGCGATCCACTTGCCCTCGAGCCCGATGGGGGCTGGGCGCAGGGCCTTGAACGCCGTCAGGAACTGCTCGGCCAGCCAGTGGGCCGCGGAGCCTTCTTCCGCCGCGGGCTTGCTGGTCTTGGGCACCCCTTCGCAGAGCGCCACGCAGCCGGGGCAGTTCATCCAGCGGTGGGCGGATGACGGGGCGAGAAATGCGTGCTTGCTCACTCGAAGATCCCTCCTTCGTCGTTGCCCTGGGCTGCGATGAAATCCTCGAGGTGGCCCAGGGTGAATCTCCGCTGCGCCTTGGGGCCGTCAGAGAGGCGCGTACACTTCAGTCGGCCCTCCTTGACCCAGCGGTCCAGGGTTCGCTTGCTGATTCCCAGCATGGCCGACGCGCCGGCCGGGGTAATCAGAAGCAGCCGATTTTCAGCTGGCAACATAGGCAGTCTCCTTTTCTAGCTCAGTTTATGGAAAACGCTTTCTTCGCTCGCCCCTACAGGGTAAAGGGCCTTCTTGTTGCCCTTCTTACGGTTCTCTACATACCCCATCTTGACCAGATAGTCAACACATTTGATAATGTAATCTGAGGTCATCACGCGGCTCTTTCCATCTCTTATTGTCAACTTAGTTATCGGATTAGTCTGAAGTTTGTATCCGAGCGGGTTGGCAGCGGAGGCAGCGCGGACGATCTTGGCGAGGACGATTTTGGTGTCGGCCTCGAAGCCGAGCGGGACTTCGTCAATGGCCGATTCCTGGATGGACACAAAGCGCCCGGCGTCCCAGGAGAGCAGCAGCGTCTCGCCCCTGGCCGAGTAGTTCGACTTCATGCGCTCGAGAATCCTGATATCCGGGTTCTCCCGATGCGGCCGCACGGACCAGCGCATGCGCACGCTGTTCGACCACGCCGTGGAGCCCGAGAGCAGATCGCCCTCCTTCATGCCGGCCCGGGATGGATGCGCCAGGATCAGGATGGTGGAGTTCGTGTCGCGCGCCAGTCCGCGGAGGCAGACCTTGATGAATCTCGAGACGTGTTCCCTGTTCATTTCACTGCCGGAGTAGATATCCGCCAGAGTGTCCAGGATCAGCAGCTTGTGCTGGTCCTTGAGGGCCATGAGGTGCTTCTTCAGGAGGACGAAGAACGGGGAGACGATCAGTTCCCCGTTCGGCATGGCGGTCGCCAGTACGGAACTCTTGCCCGGGCGGCACCAGATGCGGATGTTGTCCAGGGCGAACTCGCCCGAGCAGCCGCGGAGCACGGAGTGCAGGCGCCGATTGACTTCCTCTTTGGTGTCCTCACAGAAGACGCAGAAGGTCATGGTCGGCTTGGTCGTAGGCACGCCGTACCAGGGCTTGCCCAGTGCAACGTCCACCGCAAGCTGGAGTCCGATCAGCGACTTGCCTTGGCCGCCGTCGCCGTAGAGTGACGCGATCTCGCCCACGGGCAGCCAGTCCTTGACCAGCCACTCGCGGTCCTTGGGGTACATGCCGAAGATGGCCGAGCCGAGCAGCGGCGTGTCGTGCTCCTTCTCCTCGACCTCTGGTGGGGCCTCGACCTCGACGGCCGCGAAGTCCGCTTCCGGCGTGGCGCTGCCGGTCGGGTTCTGCGCGTAGGCGTAGCCGTTGCGCACCTTCACAGAAAGTTCTTCGAGAGACCACTCAGGTTCACATTTGGGGTTGTAAAATTGCGCCAGAAGGTGTGTGGCGGTATTCTGGGAAATCCCCAGGTCTTTGATCGTACAGATAGTCTTGTACGTCCAGGCGTCTCCTCCCTCGCCCTGAATGGCCCCTGGGCGCTCAATCAGGTACGCCGTGGCCCGCTCGATAGCTGAAGGCGTGTCCAGCGGGATCTCGACATGCTCCGGGATCTTGGGTGTCACCGGGACGGATCTGCGCAGCAGGCCTTCCAGCCAGGCCGGAAGTTTCTCTGGCCGGGCATTCTCCTTGATCCAGTACCGTTTACCACCCACAAGGCATTCCGGCAGGACGACGTAGCCGCCCTCGCCGCGAGTGTCGATCTCAGGCCCGAGCGTGCGTACGGTTGTCCTGGACACGCCACGGAAATAGAAGTGCAGGCCCCCGCGAGGGGTGCCCACAGTGAAGGTCCGCGGCAGCCCGCCGTGCTCGATCTCGTACTGCGTCAGGGCCTTCATGCCCTCGTCGCCGTCGATATCCAGGATGGTCAAGCCGCTGCGGCCGCAGTCCAGGCCCCAGTTGCAGAGCGGGAACGCCTGCGTCCACCGGACTACCTGCTCCGGGTCGTTGCTCGATTCATCGCGCCAGTGTGAAACCAGCGGGGGCTTTTTGTCGCCTTTCCGGATGGGAAAAACGTACCAGCCCGCTTTGGCGGCAGCGATGGCCCGCTGATCCGCTGGGGTGAGATCGGCCATGGAGCCCCCTTACGGCAGGAGAGGATTATCGTACTCGTCGGGGTAGAGCCACTGCTCCACGGTCGTCACCGGGAAGGCCCGGTTTTTCGTGTGCATCGCAATGCTGGCCGTGACCAGCCGCTTTGCCACCTTGCCCCCGGCGGTCCGTCGTCTCTGAAACAAATCGCTCAGAAACGACGGACCGACCTCGGCAAGAGTGGCGAACTCGGAGATTTCTCCGCGGTCCCACTCGTATTTCATGTGTTACTCCGGCATCGCTTCGAGGACGGCCTGGAACTTCTCGATGACCGGCTGGTAGAACTCCGGCTTCATCAGGGACAGGCGCGCCACGCCGCCGTTGCACTCGCGGAAGATCCGCGCGACCTCAGCCTCGGGCAGGGCTTTCATGGCGAGGGTCAGGACGTGCTTGACGTCCTCTGCGGTGTACGCGGCAGCCGGGGTTTCCTCGTCACCGAACAGGGACTCCACGGGCGGCACTTCGACCGGAGGCTTCTCCTCAAGAGGCGTCGGATCGGCGGCCTTCTCCTTGGGCTTGCGGCCGGGCTTGCCCTTGGGCTGCTCGGCCGGGGGGGCGGTCTCGACGTGCGGACTCGGCACGCCCACGGCCGCGGCGATCTTGTCGTTGCTGTCGGCCACACGCTCCATGGCGTCAGCGATGCGGGTGAACTGGCTCAGAAGGTCATTGAACTCTTTCATGCGATTTCTCCGTGTCTCGTTAAAAGGTTTCAGTGTATAAATAAGATGAGTTTTTGACCCATCGGCAACCCACGTTTTCCATCCTACCCCCGATCCGCAACCCACAATCCTCTTGGGGTTGATACCCATGGCCCTCGCTATGGATGCTTACGATTTCCCCAGCTTTTCTTTTTCCCATCCACGGCGCGGTCAGCCACTTCTTCCGATCCCGGGCTTCTGCACGCTGGACCCCCTGCTCTTTCTTCGCTTCTTCCGCTTTCTTCGCGGCCTCAGCATCTTCTTTTCGAGCCTGAATCACCCATGCCCGGTACTGTTCATACGGCCAGCTACGCGCCTCGGGGGGTAGTTGCTTCACGACAGCATCTCCTCTATCTCCGCCGTTTTCTTGGCCCCCCCGCGGTAGACAGTGCCCGCGGCCAATTCGCAAGAAAAGCCCAGACCCATTAGCCTATGCACCAGAGCCAAATTGACCATATCTCTAAAACTAAAAAGTCTGGTTGCGCCAGTACCGGGCCGGGGGAGTGGGATATGCCCGCGGATAATCCATGCCTGGACCATTCTCCGCTCAAGGCCGAAGCTCTCAAAATCTTGGCTCGTAAACCAATTCACGCCATCTCTATCCGGGTGTTTCATGACAACATCTCCTCAATCTCAGCTGTCTTCTTAGCCCCAGCCAGCAATACCTTGCCGTCCAGGGAGCCCTCAACCACCAAATCATGGGTCGTCACGGCGCCGCGCTGGCCTATCCGGTGGCACCGGCCGCCGGCCTGGACGTTCTGCGATGGCACCCAGGAGTGCTCCGCGAAGACCACGTCCTGGGCCGCGGTCAGCGTCCAGCCGACGCCGGCCGCCTCGATGTTGCCCACGAACACCCGGCACTTGGCGTCCTTTTGGAAAGCGTCCACGGCTGCCTGCCGGGCGCGCAGGGTGCAACTCCCGGTGATCTTGACTGCGCCGTACATCTCAAAGGCCTCGACCAGCTGGGACACGACCTCCTCGTGCCAGCCGAAAATCACGACCTTGTCTACCTCTTCGAGCATGTCCTTCACGTACTGCACGACCAGCGGCACCTTCGCCACGCCCATCCTCTGGCGCAACTGAGCCAGGGCCGACCCGCGCGGCACGGCGTGCTTGATGATCTCGGCCGCGTCGAACGCCTTCTCAGCATTCAGGATCTCCCGAATCTCGCCCCCGGCCACGGGGAACACCACCATCTTGTGCTGGATGGGCAGAAGCTCGTGCAGCACCTGGGACTTGAGCCTGCGGGTCATAAACCCGGCGCGCAGCCGGACGTTCATGTCCGGGACGTTCTTGGCCGCGACGTATTTGAGCCCGAAGGGCGTCTTGACCCAGACGCCGTACATCCGGTCGAACTGATTCTTGGTGCGTACAGGAAAGCGGCCCAGGATGAAAGGCCATATCATGCCCCAGGACTCCACAGGCCGATTCGGGACCGGGGTGCCGGTGAGGAACACCGTGCGCGCGGCCACGTCGATCAGCCCGGCTGTGGCGAAACGGCCGCAGCAGCCCAACACGGTTGTCGTACGCTTAGCCCGGGGCGACTTCACGTAGTGCGCTTCATCGACTACCAACAGGTCGAACCTATCGGCCATGAGCCGGGCACGCAAATCGCTGCGCTTCGCCATATCGTAGGATACGATGGCCCAGCCCGCGGGCTTGTACAACGCCGCGTTGGTGACGTGTACGACGTCCTGGCGATGCACCGCCCACTTCTTGATCTCACGCTCCCAGTTGATCCTGAGAGACGCCGGGCAGACGACCAGCACACGGGCCGCCCTGATGCAGTTGGCGAAGCCTATGGCCTGGATGGTCTTGCCCAGGCCCATCTCGTCCGCGATCAGACAGCCCTTCCGGTTGTCCAGGCTGGCGCCCTGGGTGGCAAGCCACGCATGGTAAATCCCGGCCCGCTGGAACTCCCGGTACTTCTGACCCTCGGGGCAGGGCATCTCGGGGGCGATCTCGCCGGGGGGAATCACCGCGTAGGATGCAGTGTACGCATCAAGAACCGGCTTCAGCTGCTCCAGGGCGGCCGGGGAGACGTACTTGAACTTCTCCTCCAGGTGCGCCCGGAGCACGCCATACAGGTCATCGCTGAACCAGTGCGTGATCTGCACCGGGTGCCGGGTGAAGCCATACTCCCTGGCCGGGAAGTCCGGAGCCAGGAGCGCGAACTGCTTCGCTTCAGGAGCCCAGTAGAGGGCGGAAATCTCAGTCGACATAGAACTACTTCTTGGCCTTGACCCAATGGCCGCTAATGAGATTCTCCGGCTTGGTCTTGGCGGTGACGATGGCGTATTGCGCCCACATGGTTAGGCGCACGCGCAGACCCGCAAAAATTCCCATGCCCGAGCCAGCCTTGATGCCGTCGCCAGCCTTGATGCCCCAGCCAGCCCCGATGCCCCAGCCAGCCTTGATGCCGTCGCCAGCCTCGATGCCCCAGCCAGCCAAAAGGCACCCGCTGACACTGATGCCGACCTTGACGACGATGCTCCCGGCAAAGAACAGGTGCTTGCGTTCGGACACGGATTCCAGCTCAAGCACGGCCTCAGTATCCGCTCCGGCCTTCGACATGAGCCAGGAGGCCCAGGACGGCTGGTCCGCTTCGGCTAGCGCATCAAGCACGGTCTGATACTCGCCCCCATCCGGGAAATTCTTTCCGAACCAATCCACGCCACTGCTACATGCGCCCCAAGCACGCGCCATCTCCATCGTGATCTTCATGTATTTTCTCCTTGAGTTTCTTCGCCAAGCACCAACTCCCTCGCGTGCGCCTCGCAGTACCAGATCTCGTGGATCTGATCTTCGCAGGGGTTCTTGCCGCGCTTGCAGACACAGCCCTCATTGGGTCCGTTCGGGTATCGTTCATACTTGCATCCTTGGTAGCACATGGGGTCGCCTCCGGGCTATTTGCACCGGCTGCGGTCTACAGGAATGCCTAGGTATTTCTTTTCGTCGTACAGCCCTTCGCGCATGAAAAGCAACGGCCCACGTAAGACAGGTATGTCCTTGAAGACAGACTTTACACCTAAGCTGGGGTCGCTGTTTTTGACCAGCACAATCTCTTTGATCTTGTTCTTCGCCATGGACCACCTCCATTTGTTGATCCACCTACTACCCCAAAAAGGGAAGATTGTCAACTGAGGAAATGAGAAAAGTTTCAACTCCTCAAAAGGCGCCTAACCGAAAAGAAAATTCTCCGCGGGGCCTCGATCTGGATACCCCCGGGGGGTATACGAAAGGGCCGCGGTCCGGGGCTTTGCGGGTGAGTGCTCACTTTTCAGCCGAGCGTGGAAAAGCCCGGCTTTGTGGGCCGGGCCTCTTTTGTCAGCGCCTGCACTCGGGCATAAAATCGGCCAGAAATTCTTGCAATCTCCCGTCCTGCTGATTCAAAGGCAGTTTTTCTATGGCCCCCATTTCTTCCCAGAACGTAGCAACATCATCCCCGCTCTGAAGTAGCACGTCCTCGCCTGTCTCTGTGTCGCGCAAGAGCACAGCGCCGAAATGGTTTTCGTATGTCAGCATAAAACCCCCTTCCGGGCTTTCCTGGGCCGGGCTCTTTCGTGAATGCACTTCAGGCATTTCGGCCCGTAGGCCGTCTGTACGTGCTTCTGGCCGTAGCCGTGCTTAGGACAATGGGCGTACATTATAGCCCCGTACAAGCGCACGCTCAGGGATATTCAGTGCGTCGACAGCCTCACGCCGGGAATGCGCGCGGGCAAAAGCTCTGTAGGGCTTTAGG